GTACAGGCCCTGAACGACTTTCTGGTATTGCTCGGTGGTGTAGGTGCCGTCGCGGAGCGCCTTATCGGCCAGCGCGATCCCCTTTTCGTATTCAGCCTGGGCCTTGGCGGCGGGGTCGTATTTGTTCGCGAGGTCTTGGAGGGCCTTGGCCTGCTCTTTCAGGCTTTGGCTGTAATCAAGGCCGGCTTTTTGCGCCTCGATCTTGGCGTCTTTCTCTGCGGCATACTTGAGTAGCGATGCCTGTTGCGCCTCCGTCAGCTTGCCGAGTTCGCCTTTTTCGATAGCGTACCGAACCTTGGCTACTTCTGAGTTTACGCCCTGCAGCGCCGCCGACTCTTTGAGCTTGGCTAGGTACTTGTCGTATTGCTCATTGATCACCGGGGCGTTGGCGCTTATCTCCCGGCCTTCCTCTTTCAGCTGTTGAATTCGCCGGTTTTGAATTTCGACGATCTCAGCATTCAGCTGCTTTAGGCTATTTTCAAAAGAGGCGCGCTCCTTGTCAGACAGCAAAGTGCGGCGCTGAGCCTGCTCATAGCGAAGCTGGATCTGGGCTCGCTCAGCTACCAGCTCATTCAGCCGCTCGAAGTCCGTGAGGTCGCCAGCGGTTAAGCGAATACCCTTGGCCAGGGTGTCTAGGAATTTTGCGAGAAACTGTGACCCGCCAATAGCACTATCAAGCGATGAAATCGCACGGCCAAGGTCGTTGGTCAGCGCCGCAGACGCCTGGCTTACGGTGCGCGGAAGTTTGGCGAACTCGGCGTCAACGTCATAGGCCCGGCGCTGAATTGCGCCAAGCACCTTGTCGGCTGTCAGCTCGCCATCGAGCATCAGCTGCCGAAGCTCGCCGAACGGCACGCCCAAGCCTCGGGCAATTTCGCGGGCAAGCTCCGGCATCCCTTCGATGACCGAGTTGAACTCTTCGGCGCGCAGCACGCCGCCCGCTAGGCCTTGGCCAAGCTGACGCAACGCATTGGAGACTTCTTGTGCGGAGCTTCCGCCAATTGTGCCGATTTTTTGCAGGGTATCGGTCAGGCGGACAACCTGAGCGTCTGTCGCGCCCATTTCCTGCAGCGTGCCAGTCAGCGACTCCCACAGCTTTACCGTCTCGCCAAGGCTTGTTCCGCTATTGCGCGCAACTTCAGCGAGGCGCGCATAGGTCACCGCGGCCTCGGCGGTGCCACCAGAAAGGCGCTTTACGCGAGCTTCCAGTAGCGTGAACTCTTCGCCAAGCTGCTGCGTGCGGCGCAAGGCCTCGATAGTGGCGAGCCCAGCCAGCGCGGGCGCCAGGGTTCGGATAGCCGAGGCGGCTTTGCCCGCGCCCGTTTCAAGACGGCCAAACGCCCCGTCAACCTTGGCCAGCTGCTTGTCTATGCCTTTGGTTGCGTTACCGACAGCCGCGTCCGCACGCTTCATCTCTGCTCTCAGCTGAGCAGTTGTGGCCTCGATTCGAACGAGCATGCCCTGGACGTCTTGAGCGGCCATCTTCTTCACCTTTTCGCGGACAATAAAAAACCCGCCGAAGCGGGTTTGTGGTGTTCTTGCAGAAGTTAAGTGTGCTTTTTCGCCGAAGCTGACCAGACCAGCGCGCCTACCCAGCCGAGTAGCGTCCAGCCGAGAAACAGGTTCAGCAGCATGATTGACGCGGCGTTTTGATGGTCGCGCTTGTACGCAACCAGCCCCGGCAAAAAGTAAACAGCGACCATTGCCGCCAGCATGAGCAATTCCATAGACCGCGCCTCCCTGTCAGAAGGGGCCAATGTAGCAGACGGCCTTCACGCCAGTCATTCACCCTTGCGCCCGCGGATCGAGGCTTTAATCCGCGCTGCGCGCTCTTCCGGCGTTTCGTCCTCGCGGTTGTCGGCCGGCTTTCCGCTGCCAAAGGGATTGGTGGCGCGGAGGAATTCAACCTTTGCCTCATAGGCAAGCAGCAACTCCGGGATCGGCGTCGACCACGCCACGGCCGGGGGCCAGCCGAGCCAGCCGGTGGCCAGGCCGTATAGGTGATCGACGTAGCTGCCGCCCTTTACTGCGCTACTTTTGCCCGAGGCTTTCGGCCGTTTCCCGACTCTTCCTCAGCCTTGGCTTGGGACGGGTTGAGCAGGGCCACGACAAACGGCACGACTTGGGCGGTCACTTCGGCAACGCCGGCTTCGAACACGGCATCCGGCAGTTCTTTTGCTTCCTTCGGGGTCAGGCCAGCGCCAGCCGTGATGACGACCGAGCAAGCATCGATGCTCAGGCTGCCAAGCGCATCCAAAGCGGGACGCAGACCGCCGAAGCGACCCTCGATTTTTCGAACAGCATCAAGGTTCGGGGTCAGTTCAAACTCGAACTCACCAATGGCTACGATGGTTTTGCCGTATTGGGTTTTACTGGTCATGCGAAGCTCCAGGGAGAAAGTGGCGGCCAGGGGTTGCCTGGCCGGCAGACTTAGGCGGCTTTGGTAAACACGGCCGAGTTGATGGCGATTGCGGCAGTGGCCTTGCGGATCGCGTCGGCGGCGCCGATCTGGTCGCGGAAAATGGTGACCTGGCCGATGTAGTAATCGACCTCGCCATCCGGGTAGGTGATCTTGAAGGCGTAGTTGTCGTCGGACTTCAGCGCGGCCTTCATGGCGATCTGGCCGGCGTCTGCGCGATCCAGGCCCAGGGTCAGACTTTGAGTGCCGGCGTCGAACGTGGTCTTCACCTTGCGGACGCGACGGTTGGCGAGCGCGGTGAACGTCTGCGTTGCGGCTTCGTCACCAATTTCGCCTGCGTCCTCGATTTCGCCAACCGGAACGTAGGTGATGCCAACGGCCGACAGTGCGGCGATGGCGGCGGCGTCGTCTGCGAATTCGGTAACGGTCTGTGCCGGCCCGATGCTGAACGTGATGCCAGCGGAGGTGCTGATGGTCATGTGTATCTCCTAGCTAGGGAATCTGCCGGGTCGGCAGGAACGAAAAAGCCCGGCACTTGGCCGGGCTCTGGTTTGCGGGATGATTGATTACTGCTGGGTAATGACTCGAACGGTCACCGAGCCCTGATAGGTCTCGCCGTCGGCGTCTCGATTGGTGCTCATGCGCTCGACGCGAACCGATACGGCCCGACCATCACTGAGAATCAGCGGGCGCTCATCGAGCGACGCCTCGATCTCGGCGTTGATGCGTTTCACTTCGGCCTGCCCTCGGTAATTGCTCCAGACGGACAGGTAGATGAATCGGTTGGCGCGCTTGCGACCGCTGATAACGCTGGTGTTTGTGGCCTGCTCGCTGTCAATCGTGACGTATGGGTACGGTGTATCCATTGGCACGGCGTCATATACCGGCACGCTTAGTTCGTCGCTCAGGCGGGCGTATAGCGCGGCCTGTAGCGGTATCGCTGGGTCAGCCATCTGCACTCCTCGCCGCCTTGTCCAGAGTCGAAGCAATCGCCTCGCTCAGAATCTTGCGGATCTCGTCTTTGTTCAGGTCGTAGCTGGGCCGGATGAACGGATGCGCCGGTCGGGCGGGAATGTCCGGCGCGTAGCCGAAGAAATTGTCACCGTCCGACTTGTTGACTGGGTTCTTCCCAGCCTTTCCCGTGCGGCCTTTCGTGCCGTGTTCAACAAACTTCAGATAGAAGAACTTCCGATTGGCCTTTTTGCCGCGCAGGCCGATCTGAGCATCCAACCCCGACTTGCTGACAAACGCCGTCAGCGCATCACGGCCAGCGCCGGTGTCCTTCGGGATCAGCTCGCGCTGCGTCTCCAGAACCAGATCAGCCGCTTTCTGCATCGCTGGACGCAGCTCGGTATCCATCTGGTTGCCGATGCGGCGCAGCAGGCCGCGCAAGCGGAAGTCGCCGCGCACGGATGATCGTCTGGCCATGATTTCTCCGCGCAATAAAAAACCCGCACTCGGCGGGTTCGGTTTGGCTCTGGATTTAAGGCTAGCGCTCGGCTTCCGGCAGAGTCATGTCTATCAGATCGAAGTTGAACTCGCGTCCGCCGAGCTCTTCCGGCCAAACTTCTAGGTCGCCTTGCATTGATATCCCCAACTGCACGCCATGCCGCTTACACAGCGCGACCAGTTCGGCCTGGAACTTCTCCAGGTCAAGCCTTGCCTCTCGGTTCATGCTCTTCTCCATCTCGGTCGATCACGCCATCACTATAACGCTACGGCTTCGCCACAGACGAGCACAGCAGCCGCATCAGATCGCCCTTGTTGCTCGGCAGCACGGCCTCTATGCGGTAGGTGATGCCGCCCGAGACGATGCGACGCCCCGCCACGAAATCGGCAGACGGACGCACGCGGATCTCGGCAGAGACAACGGCCTGGATCTGCTGCGCGACAGTCTCGACGCGGCCGGTCGGCGTGGTGATTTCCGCCCACACTTGGCGCAGCTCGGCCCAGCCGATAACCCAGCCACCCATGCCATCAGAGGTTTTCTGCTCAGCCTGGAGCGAGCAGCGGTGACGCAGTGCGCCGGCTCTCATACGCAGGCCCACCGATGCGGCATCCACAGGGATTTGGTGGCCATGGGCACTTCGGCAGTAATGGTGCCAATCACGACCGATTCACGGTTGGCGTACCAGTGGCCGATGAGCAGCAGCGCGCCCTGCTCGATGGATTTTGTGATTAGCAGGTGGTTTTCCACCGGGTCAGGCAGCGCAGCGACCAGCTTTCGGTTGGTCCACAGCTCGAAGGCGCTGATCGCGGCGTCGATATACGCCTGAATCAGGGCATCTTCTTCGGCGCCATCAACGCGCAGATGGCTTTTTACCAACGCGAGGTCGATCATTTTTTGGTGCCTCCCCCGCCAAAGTGGCTACTTTCAGGTGATCCACTGCGACGATGGCGCAGCGGTCGGAAACTTCTTGCTCCCCGGTTTCGATGCGCACGACACGATTGCCGTCTGGCGCGAACGGGAAGGCTTGGTGAACCAGTATCTTGGGCATTGCCTACCTCCGAGAAGGAGCGCCCGAAGGCGCCCCTGTCCGGTTACACGCTGAGGGTCAGCACCTTGACCGCCTGCGAGTCGACCAACATGCCGCCGACGCGCTTGGTGGTGTAGAAGCCGACGTTCGGCTTGTTGGTGTAGGGGTCGCGCAGCACGCGGGTGCCGATGCGGTCCACGATGGTGTAGGCGCGGCGGAAATCACCGAACGCGATGGCGTTGGCGTCTGCCGCGACTTCCGGCATGTCCTCGTTCTCGGTGATGCCGTAGCCCAGGATCAGCGACGGCTGGCCGGCTTCCAGGCCCGGACGCCACAGGTAGTTGCCCTCGGAGTCCTTCATAGTGCGGATCTTGAACACCGTGGTGTTCGGCATCATCCAGCTCGCGCCAGCGCGGAAGCCCTTGCGCAGGGTGTAGACGAGCTTGATCAGGTCGTCCGCAGTGAAGTCGCCAGCGACACCGGAGTGGACCTTCTGCAGGGTGCCGAAGGCGCGTGCAGCGTCGTTGTCGGTGCTCATGGCATAAGCCAGCAAGCCCTTGGGCTTGTTCACGCCGTCGCCGGTCAGGAACGCCAGGCCTTCCTGCTCCGCAAACTCGCGGGCAACCTCAGCCGACAGCCAGCCTTCGGCGTCGAAGAACATATCGTCTAGGCTGGTCTGCGTAGCCTGCGGGTTGGCGTAGATCTCGCCCATGAAGGCGGAAATCTGCGCCAGAGTCGGCGTGCCAGTGGCCGGGCGAGCAGCAGTCTCGCCTACCCAGCCGGAGCCAGCGCCGCCTAGGTTAACCAGGCGCTTGTAGTCCGGGGTCGAGACGGTGATCTGGTTGCAGACCGAGCGCATGGGCGACTCGTCGCGCAGCAGCTCGATGATGGAGCGGTCCAGTTCTTCCGGCACAGCGTAGCCGCCGTCAGCCTCGACAGTGGTTTGCAGGGCTTTCTGCTGGAGTTCTGCCAGGCCGTCGTCCTTGCCCTTGCGCACGAACTGCATGAAGGCGTTCTTGTGCTCGGAGACGGACCTGCTGCCCGAGGCGCCGGGGCGTTTGGCGTCGGCCAGTTCCTTTTCCAGCGCGGACTTCAGCTCGTCCAGCTCGGACAGCTTGCCGTTCAGGGTTTCGACCTGGCCAGCCAGCTTGCCCTTCTCCGACTCCAGCGCCTCGACGCGCTTGTCGTTGACGGATTTGAACTCGTCGAACTTCTTGCCGAGGGCTTCGGCGACTTCCTGTACGTCTTTGATTTCAACGGCCATGTGGCCTCCTTAAATGCGAGAAATGAGGGTTTTCAGGGATTCAAGCGCTTCATCTGCCTCCGCCTCTCGCGGGGTAATGGCGCTGTAGCCTTTGG